ATGGGTTTGCTGAGGTTATTGGTATTCTGACTGTGCCGTCTGTATAGTCATCTCTTCTTCTTCTTCCAACTTGCTCGTTAGCAAACTTCTGTACTTCCGTTCTATACTTTTGCTCGTATAAAGTCAACATATCTGCTGGACCTTTCAAAAAGCCATAAGTTTCTGCTAGGCAGCAATATAATAAGCCATTTGGAAAATTTAAACTGATATAGTTAGTGTTGTCACCCTCTAAAAGAGCTGGGGCTACGTTATAATGAACTCTAAATTTGTATGTTGTGTTTGGAACTGGAGAAAAAGCTATACGTCCTGATGTGGTGTCAGACTCTCCTGTTGCTCCTCCAAACATAGCGTAATACTTAGGTTGTCCTTGCGCTGCAGCAGTTCCAGTAACATCTTGATATTCTTGAAGGTAAGTATAATCTTTTTTCTCTAACCACCTGTTAGGTCCTGTTATCTCTGACCCTGCAGTATTATAAACCTGTATGCCTCTAATAAATACAGCTCCAGCAGGACAATTAATTGTTTCTTGTCCAGCAACTAAACTTCCTGTTTGTTGTTTTCTATCTGCATCAATAGGCACATCTCTAAAAATTCTATACTGTGCGTTTAAAATAATATTCTCTAAAACAGCATCTGTTAAAACATTAGAATCAACTTCTGTGTAGCTTCTAATTTGTGTTTTTAATCCTGATGCACTTAATCCTGCCATTATGGTTCTATAGTGATTGGGCCAACTGAGCAGCCATCACCTCCTCCTTTTACTCCTCCTTTTGTAGCAGTATCTGTATCAACTGTAAAATGGAAAAAATTAGCAACTGAATAGTCGCTTGTGTTTCTAGCATCATTTACGTAAAGACCAGTTGTAATTGTGTAACCGGCAGCTTTAGCTATATTAGCTCCTGTTATACCATCAAAATTTAATGGGTTTGCAAAAGCAAAAACAGCGTTAGTTGGAGTTCCTGTTCCAGGAGATGTAGTTGCAGGACCTCTAAATCTTTGTGTGCTTCCATTTGTTAAACCGTGTCCTGGAAATGACACGTTTATAATTCTTGACCCTGCTTGGTATGTTTCAAAACCATTTGTTGGAATTAATCTTATAACTGATGGAGCAGTTCTACTTGGTCTTACATTACGTAAAGATATTGCATCACCATTCATTGGCTTTGGTTCTAATTGTGGTTGTTTTGGTTCGTATTCTGATATGTGAACTAGAGATCCATTCCACTCTCTAACCATTTCAATATATGGAAACTCCATACCCGATCTATCTGATATGGCTTTTGCATATTTACCTGTAGCGTACTTTGCCATTATGTGCTTGGGTAATAAGCTTTAGGCGTAATATATGTGCTTGAAGCTGACCCATCCTCCGCTAGTGCTCTAGCAAACTCATCTTCATAAGCTAGTTTCATAGCTTGTATTAATTCTGGTTTATATTTTTGTGCAAGGTAATAAGATAATCCTGAAACCATACAAGGAACAAATCTAAACGGAACATCACTTGCGTTTGTGTAGTCTCCAACATCTTGTATTCTTTTGATAAAATAAAAATGCATATCGTTTGAAGCATTTGTTGAATCAGGTGTTGGATAAATATGTATTCTAACTTTGTCTATAAATCTCTCTACCCAATATTGATTAGGTGTTCCTTGAGATAATTTATTAGAAAATCCTGCATAAGTAGATCTATCTACTTTTGTCATAGGAGAATCAGATTGTGTTGTTTGAGTTCTATTTTGTCTTAGTTGTGCTTCAAGCACGTCTGACATTCCATAAACACCGTTAGTAGGAGTTGTGGTTGCACTCGTGCCATCATCAGATGATCTAAAAAAATCATAATCAGATTGTCCTTGAATTAAATCAAGGTTAGTCTCATCTATTTCCCAATAGTGAATACCTCTATTTCCCCACTCTTGAAAAAGAATATTTAAAGATCTTCTAGCGTTTTTTAATTGATAACCAGCTACGTTCTGTAAACCAATACGCTCAAAAGACTCTTCTACTATTTCATCAATAGAAAAAGTTTTGTCGAACGTAGTTGTTCCCGAGGTAGTGTTAGCCATTTAACCTCCTAACCGTCAAAAAATACGGTAACGCTTGTTACACCATTTCCCACATTTAAGTAAGCCCCACTACTAAATACAACACCATCATCTGGTATGTATGGGTCAATAAAATCATCTTGGTTAGGTGTATCTAACTCTAACAAAATGCTTCCTGTAGTAGAACTATTTCTAAAAGTCATTGATCCTGCAGTTCCAGAACTGACTCCATGTAGACCTCTAATTCTAGTTCTTCCTGGTGTGAGTATACCTTCTTTAGCAGTCCCTGTAATACCAATAGAGGTATTTGTGCTTACAGCTCCATCCGCTGCAACTTGAGTTACAGTTAAGAACTTATTTGTAGAAGTCACAGTGTTATTGTTAGGTCCGTTAAGAGACTCAGTTTGCGCATTTCCATTAAGATCAGTTCCAGTGATAGTCATCGAAACACTAGCGATATTTCCTGTTGAAGTGAAAGTGATCGTTTGAGGTAGATTACCCACCGTTGTATTGGCTAATGTAAAATTACCAGCGCCACCTAAAGTTTGAGCAGCAGCTATGTGAGTAGTTGATGCACCAATAAGTTTAAAGTGTTTAGCTTTTATGTCTGTTGCCATTTTATCTCCTTATGGTGTGGGTGAGTATCCAAGATCCATTTACGGTCTGGCTTTTCTCACCCACATAATTATTAGTTAGTGTTGTTAATTTGCTGTGTCCAGTAAACGTTCAACACTGCTTCTCCAGCAGTTAAAGCGTCATCTGTTTTAGCAGAAAGAACAACTGCTTTGTCCATCTCGTAACCAGATGCATCATCGTCTGAAACGTTTAGACAATTTTTCATCTGAGCAACTGTTTGGTCCATACCAGTTGGTATGTGGTGAGAGGCAACTGTTCTTACATCGTTGTCTGCATCACCTGCAAAGTAATCAAGATCTAAACTGTTAAGAGTAGCTCCATTTGCTTGTGCAACGTTAGCACCGATCTGCACGTCAAATCCAGCTGTATCGAAAGCTTCGTTAACTACAAATCTAATATCATTAATTCTAGAAAATTTAGGAATTACAATATTGTTCGCTAAGTTTTTATCAGTTGTTGTTGAAGATTGACCAAGTGGGTATTCGTTAAATAACGATCTACACACAACTGAAATCAATCCACTTACAATCACTCCAACTTTTAAAGTTCCTGCAGATCCTGAATCTAATGTAATATCAGTTACAGTTTTAAAAGTTTTAGTTGAAGTAGCAGTACCAGTGTCTGCTAATGTCAGAGCTTCAGTTTGTGAATTACCTAAAACATCAGTGCCAGTGATCGTAGCAGTTTTGCTAGAATCATCGCCACCAGATATAATAGTTATTACAGATGCAGCTTCAAAACCACCATCGGAAGTTATTCCAGGTACGTTTTGAGTAGCGTCTACTAATGTAACAGAAGTCGTGCTTGCTCCATTAGAGCCAGTCACAGCTAATTTGTCATCATCAGTTGTTACAGTAAAATTACTGTGGTTTACAGGAAAAGACGCGTGACATTCTACGAATGCTACGTTTCTTACGTTTTCTGAAACGCTTGTTCCTGTGTTTGTTTGTATTCGGCCAACGTTAATTGGTCCCGAAAAGTTTGTTCTTGCCATAATTATATCCTCCTAGTTTTTGATACATAGTCTCTAGGCCGTCGACTATACGCGTCTATGTACCAATTTATAATTGTATAGTGGTTTAGTTATACTCTTATTTTTTCAAGAGTGCAAGAGAGCCTGTGCTTTGGTTTGAAATTTATCCAAGATGTAGCTTTTTATTAAGTAGCTACTGAAACTTCGGGTGCCGCGTCCTCTATTTTGTTAGTAAGATTTGCTATTTTAGCTTCTTCTTGCTTAATAGCGTTAACAACTTCTCTAATTTTGTTGTCGATCCTTACCATATCCAAAGTGTATCTTTGGTTATCACGCTGATGCACCGCCCACTCTGTCTCGAGACTTCTCTTCTGTTTGTAAAGGTCTCTGACTTGTATTTGCATCTATGGTCTCCTCATAGGTTATCCATAATTTAGACGAATCACTAAATCCATCTTTTTCCCATACTATAGCATTTTCTCCTAGTTTGTCAACTAATGCGTTTTCAAATGCTTTGTCATCGTCCTCTGACACAACATTGAAGTCCGCATAGTATCCATATGCTCTAATCTGTACTCGAAATGTCTTCATGATTATCTTCTCTCTACCATAAAAAAAGGGGGCCGTTAAGCCCCCTTTTTAATTAGTTATTACGCACCTTCTACGCCGAATATACCTCTAGGGTCAGATACACCAAATGAGTATCTTTCTCTAGCTTTGTATCTTACGTTTCCAGTATCGAAATCACCTTCCATTGCAGTTGTTAAT